GTGATAAATGTCTAAAAGTAGAAGAACAAGTTGAAGAACTAAAAAAAGAGTTAGACTGGTGGAAAAAGAAGGATGTAAGAAGTGAAATTAAGAAAAGTAAAGAACTACAAAAAGATATTAAAAAAATCAAAAGAGACGCTAATCAGATCAGTGTGGTAATGATGAATATTTGTAAGCACTATACGGAATTATATTCTGAATAAATAAGTATAGAAAAAGTGTTCATAAAAAGTAGTTAGAATTGTAGAAATTTTTTTATTGATAATGATTATATGATTATTGATAAAACACACAGTAAACTAGATTTAATTCAACTCATTAACACAATTAATATACCCGTTGTTTTTTCTCATTGTGATAATAAAAAAAATTTACATGAAAAAATAACTCTTTTATTTTCTAATCCTGAACTACAAAAACCATTATATACTCCCAATGTTTATAAAATTAATACTTACACTGACCTTAAATGTTATCTTGAACGTATCAATCCACGTAAAACATTAACCGTAAAGCAAAAACAAGATATCTTAAAAATATGTAAAAATATTATTTCTTATTGTAATAACGGTAAAAATATTGAATATAGTGAATATTATAATGATGAACAACAAATAAAAGATGATATGGATTATATTAAACAATGGGGAGATATACCAAGTGTTAGAAGATGCTGTAAAATTATGAATAAAGACCTTAAAGTTTCAGATCATTATATACCGCTTGTTTCTCCACAAGTGATGCTGTGGATTAATGATAAAGTATCAGCCAAACCTGTCGTATCTAAAAAATTAGTTATTAAAAGAGAACCAACAACTATTATCTTTGGATAAAAAAGTGTATATATATACACCGCCCTTTTATCTGAAGCAAAAATCCCATGGCCACTTGAGATGGCTGGATATTATTCAATCATTATTTTGATGGGTGTATATATATACACCTTTTTTACTTTTGATGTATAGACAATAATAAATTTAAGAGTAATTTATGTTATATATTTATTCAAGAAATATTGATATTATATATGTTGGATGACAATTTGTATAAATCACATTGTATCCATGGAAATCCGATATATTATGAACACTTCTGTATTGGTTGTAGACGTATAAAACAACAAAAGGCAAAAAAAAGATATCATAATTATTGGAAAGATAGAAGGGGTGATTTTGAAACTTTTTTTAATGAAGAATATAATTATTATTTTCAAGAAAAAAAAGTAAATACTGATATCATTGATAATGATAAATTTACAAAATTAAAATTATGTAAATCAAAAAAAGAATTAAAAAAAACATATTATTGTTTGTGTAGAATACATCATCCTGATAAAGGTGGATGTCATAAAGTGATGGCTAAACTTAATCAATTATATGATTACTTATTATTAAGGTTTTGATGGTCTTGGTGTATTACCATCTGTTTTCAATGTTGGATCTCGGTCGCATTTCATACAGCAACAATCTATTGTTTTACATTTACTTTTTTGAATTGTCATAAGTATACTTGTGATAATACCACCCACTATACCAAGAAACACACCAAACTCCGCTAGTGTAAATTCTTTCATTATATTTATTTTAAAAAATAATTTTTTTTTAAATGTATATCTATATTATAAATGAGTTCTTATTGGAAGGTTGATGATGTCGTTCAAATTGGTGAAACCAAGGTAGAAATACCTTCTGAAAATGGGCTGTCATATAGCGGGGGACAAAAGATTTCATTATTCGTGCCACCAACCACTAAATTTATGTCGGGTAAAGACAGTTATTTACAGTTTGATGTAAAAATTTCTCTACCTTCGGGATTATCTGAAGGTGAAAGGACTTTACTTCAACTTGATGAAGCGGGAGCGGGAATTTTATTCAAAAATTTAAGAATATATGACGGTTCTCGTGGTGTTTTATTAGAAGAACTTTCAGAATATTCTTCTCTAGTAGCATTAAAATATGATTATGATGCGGATGATTCACTACGTAGATTACGTGCTATGACTGAAGGCGGGACTACTTACACTGAAAATAATCGTGGTAGTCTCGGGACATCTAAATCAGCAATGGCAGATGTTACCACTAATCCTTATTTTCAAGCAAACGCAGGTAAAAATGCTTCTCTTACTAATTCTGATTTTACAACCGCAAAATGCTGTGTCCCAATACATAGCGGGATATTCAGTGGTTCTATATTTCCAGTAATGATGACAAATGGTCTTTATCTAGAATTTGACCTTCAACCAGCCAGTCGTGTCATTAAACAATTAGATAATGCTATTAAAGACCGCAGACAATTACTAAATCCTGTGTATGCTTCTGTATATGAAACTTCGGGGGATGCTTTAATTAGTGATTGGACAAATGGTTCTTCTATTGATAGTCTTTACTTCGCTGAAGAAAATAGTATTTCGGGTGATGCTGATGGTGTGGCTCGGTTTCCATTTGTAGTTGGTGAAAGGATTAACTTCGCTTATAAAACGGATAATTCATCTACGGCAACATTCAGCGGTGATTTAATTATATCTGAAATTAATGCTTGCGTTGATTTATCGGCTGTTGAAGTTATCTTTTCGGATACAAGTATTACCAATGATACGGGGACTGATATTGTATCAGGTGAATGGATTGCTTACTCTACAGCGGTATGTGATAGAACTTCTTATGATGCTACTTATGAAGTTTCTAATTTCAATCTAGTTGTTCATCAAATAGAAATGGATGCTTCTTATGAAAAGGGTATGATTGCCAAGGCTCGTGAAGGTAAAGCAATTGAGTTTGATATTCATAGTGTTACCACTTATAAAAACTCTTTACTAGCAAGTGATAGACAAACATCATTTTTAGTCCATGCTAATAATTCAAGGGCAAAATCTCTTGTTGTTGTCCCAACGGATAGTTCTATTTATACATCGGCTCAATTAATCTCTTCATCTGAAACTTATGAAGTAACCGCTGATAGTATGGATATTAGACTAAATAGTAATAGAAGCGGATATGTGGGAGTGTGTGATCAACTCAGTTCTGTTCAATACATGATAGATGGTAAATTAGTCCCAAGCAGACCCATATCTACTAAAAAATGTGCTACTCGTGAAAGTATTGATGCGTTTCACTTGTTTGAACTTGAAAAAGGATTAGATAATGCGGGGGTAACTCCAAGGTCATTTGTTAGATATCTAGAAAATTGGGTATTATCCCGTGGTTTTGCGGTTGGACAAGGAGCCATGGATTTAAGGTCAAAAGATTTAACTGTTCAACTTAAATTTGAAGAAACAACAGCCCCATCGGTACCAAAAATGATATTATCCCATGTATTCCACGTAAGACGTCTTATTATGCGGTCAACGGGGATTGAAGTTCAAGTTTAATATTTATTTTTAATTATTTTGTAAATTAAATTTTAATATGTAATCATTTATAAAAATGTCTACGTCTCGTTATGTTTCTATTCGCCCGAACAATATACCCAGTGATGGTCGTATTTCGTTCAAAAACGGTTTCCCAACATTATCTTTCACTATTCAGTCGCAGAATGGTGTGCTTGATCCAAAAAGTATTCGTATCGCAGGTGAAGTTTCATTTTTTAAAGATAATCTAGCAACACCAACTCCAATCCTTACGGGTGATACCAACAAAATATCCATGGATAATCGTCTTGGTATTTATAATTTATGGGATCAATTAATTATCCGTCATAATAAATCAAAAACTATTTGTGAGCATCTACGTCATTATCCAAGATATTTGAGTTCATACTTGGGACTTGGTTCTTCTAAACAAGACTTAATGGGACATTTAAATGAAACAGAATTAATTATGCCCAACGCTGAAGCCATGTTTGAAAGAGTTATGGTTAATAATGCTTCGGGTAGTAAAAAGAACTTTTTCTCGTGTAAATTACCATGCGGATTTATCCAGTCGGGTAATATGATTAATCTTATGGAGCAGAGTTTCGGGGGGATTGAAATTGAGATTCATTTAACACCCGACCAGCAAGCATTATTCTCCCGTAGTGGTTCTCCCACGGGTGTCCAAGATGCTCATTATGTATTAGAAAATCTTGAAATGACTTTTGAAGTCCATGATATTCCATCTGACCAAATGGCTCAAATGGCAAATGATACTCAAGGAGCATTAGAATTTAATACAATTACCGCTCTTTATACAACTATTAATTCTACAAATGCTCAACTTCAGTTTAATCTTGGATTAAAATCAGTTCAATCTGTATTTATGAATTTTGTACCAAGTGATCATATTAATACTATTGAGCAAAATGGACACGCAACAACTTATCCATCAAACTCAGATAATAGTCTTGTTCATTTTACAAGAGTTCAATGGCTTCGTGGCGGTGTTAAATATCCCGAAGATTTTGATACAGTAACTAATATTTCAAAAGACCCTGATACCACGGTTGTTGATCCAAAACTTCTTAAAAATTTTGTTGAGAGTGTCATCCCCGAATATATGGCGGATAGAACATCGGTCAGTGTAGAAAACAATAACCGTGATTATAATTTGGGAGTTGCTTCTGATACTTATCTTGATGTAGCCGAAGGTGGTGCGTTAATGGGTATTGGGATTAAATACTCTCAATTTAATACTGGCCAAGATTTCAAAAATGCTCAGTGGGGTTGCTCTCTAGAAAGTAATCTCACAACTGATAATCCAATTTCAGTCTTTATTTATGTCAAAGCAAAAGCAACTCTATTGTGGAATAACAACGGGGTTCAAATGGTTCAGTAAGTTAAAAAAAAGATATCTTTTTTTATATTAATATATAATGTCAGATACATGTGATGAAATAATTGATTTAGTTCAAGATTTAATGGATAATGGTAAAACATTAGAAGAATTATATTTTTTTACTCAATCATTATATCAGTATGTATCAATACTATATGATGATGAAAGTGAAAGTGAAGATGAATGTGTAGAAGAAAGTATTGAAGTTAAAAAAGATAGTGAAGGATTTTTATCTATAGCATAAATAAAATTTCATTTTTTATATTTTTTTTTAATGTTGTTCATATTATAAAAATATGAGTTCTCCTGAAGATATTCCCGACTTTTTACGTCTTTCCCAAGTCCCCGTTAATTATTTACAAAAGATAGAAACGGATCTACTTGATCCTGTCGTGTTTAATGAAGGTAGTGGTTCTACGGTGGATGGTTTCGTTAGATTTACTCTTCAGAACAAAGGGTTCTTACATTCACATAGTAAATTATTTATGAGTTTAACACCGCCATCAGCCGTATCACGTGCTATATATCCTGCGGGTGTGGGAGTTGGTTCTGTAATCAAGACAGCCGTTCTTAAAATCGGTAATAAAGTATTAAATGAAATCTCTGATTGGGACTATTTACACGGTTTCAAGTCGGCAAACATCGCAAATGAAAACAATCTTGAACGTGAGTTATATACCACGGGTAGATATATGAATCATGCTTTTGATTATGATGACGGTGATGCTAGAACTGCTCCCGATTATACTCTAGATGTTGGTCGTGATATTGATGAAGATGACCGTAAAATGCTCCCGTTTGCTATTATGGATGGTGGTAATCCCACTCAATCTCCATCTTATGCTATTGATTTAAGTGATCTGTTTCCATTTCTCAAAGTTCATTCTCTACCATTATATATGATTAATGAACCCATTAATATTGAATTAACACTACGCCCTGTGATTAATCATCGGGTAGTTAACATTACTGGGACTGCGGAGCAATCATTTGTTCTTGACCAAAATGAACTTAAATTCTGTGCCGATTATATTTACTACGGAGCGGGGGATGAAATGGAAGCGTTTGCTGAAAAAAATAAACAAATGTCATTCTCATTTGTAGATTACAGACTATCTACTACAAGTGCTTCTGTTGGACAACTACAGAGTGGTATGGTTCGTAATATTGGGATGGCAAATCGTCAAGTAACTAATATATTAACTGTATTTAATACGGATAGAAGTGGAGAAAGTGATTTACTTGCTAATCTTGGTTCTGTATCTACGGCAATTGAAGGTGCGGGAGCCAATGTTGGAAAACTTGGAACAATATCGTTTAATGTTAGATATAATGATTTATTTGAATTTTCGTCCAATGTTACCAACCTTGCTAGACTATTTAATTTAACACAGGATAGTCAGGGTGTATTATTTGTTACCCGTGATGAATTTTGTGGTGCGGGGGCTGGATTATCAGCAACAACTACTTTTGAAACTCTTGATCAAGTGGCTAATCTTCAAGGTAAATTCTTCTTACTTGGAACAAAACTCACGGGTGGAAGAGTTGGATCACGGGGAATTGAACTCCATGTTACTGCTAATGATATGTCTACAATGACTACAATGCGGTCTTTCTGTGAGTATATGCGGGTCGCTCAATTAAATGATGGAACATTTACAGTGTATAATGTATAAATTTGATTTAAACATTAAACTAAATTATTATATGATATGGATAGTTGGGACATTATTGATAAATTAAATAAAGAATATGATGATTTATATAATGAATGTGAATCATTTAAAAAACAATTAAAAAAAAGTAATTATTTAAATTGTTTACGTGATATTGAGTTTCTATATCGTTTTCGTTTAGAAGTTGATATTATGTGGATGGAAGATGGAGACGATTATGAAGATAGACATAAAAGAACAATACAATCTCTATTTGTAGAAGATGTAA